AAACTGTATGAATTCAATGTCTCTATCATTGTGTAGTACGTCGATCCAGACACGAAAGTGGAAAATGTGTCGATGTGGCACGCCAAGAAAACTAACATCATACTCGTTTCCAGTTGCTAATGCAGGATCTGTTGCCGCCGCTGGGTAGCGATGGATGCCTTCTTTGCGAAACGTTACCCAGACTTTACGGTCTGCTCGTTCCATGATACGATTAACTTGTTCTCTTTGTTCTTGATTCATTTTGCACCTATAGGTTCGTCGCCTACATAGTCTTTCCAGTCTGTGTAGACACGTCGTTTAAGTAATTCATTAAGAGGATGACACCAAACACCAGGGTTAGTGTCACCCCAAGTGTTGTCATCAATCTTAAGTGTTGCGTGATAGTTATACTGCTTAATGTAAGGCAGTTTAACTGAGATCATAGGAATGAATGTGTTGTACTCATTCCAAGATTCTTCGTGAATCTCTGGAGCATACTCAACACCAAAGTCCAGTGTGACCCAATAGTTTTTAACCAACAATGGCTTAATCATATCATCCCACTGTGCCCATTCATAAGGATTGGCAGGATGAAAACTTTGGCTGGTACCAAAGTATAAATGTCTTACGCCTTCACGTTCTGCGATCTCGACAATTTCGTCAACAGGTTTTACGCCCACTACAAACAGTGTACGCTCACCTTTCATGATAGTATTTTCTACTTCTACACCAACAAAGTAGTCTACTTGTTTTCGACCGCTTGTATCAATTGTCATTTTTACCCCAATAAATGTATCCTCGACTGTAACCGTCGGGACGATTTGCTCCATCTAGAAATGCCTGTTGCCATTCTGTGTATCTATTATAACCTTTTGTCCAAAAACTGTCAACTACAATATCGCCATTGGTTATCCAATATTCGGCAGATTTCATTGCACTATAGAAACCATCTGTTCTCGGACTGGGAAACATGATAGTGCAGGCTTTCCAAAGTAAACTACCAAAGTCTGTGGTTACAGTATTTTGTACACCCACTACCAACAAACTTTCTTTGGCGTTGTATACGCCAGTAAACACATCATATCGACCACTCAAATCAATGACAACATCGTATTCGCAGTCCTGCGGATACGATTTGAGTGTATCTTGCCAAAGCGCACGATTGCTAGTACCCACAACATCTACGTCAAATTCCAAATGATTAAGTAGGATGGTGTGGTAGGCCACCCAAGCCAAAAATCCACTGCCTAACAACAATAACCTTCGTCCTGGTCCACTGCGTTCTGCAATTTCACGCAAAGGTTGATGTATGACATTGATTCCACAGGCCACTGGTTCTAAAATATATTTAGGTAGTGCTTCTGGCACCCACACATATTCATTGGATCTACTGCGATAGAAATCAGCATAAGCAGGTTCACCTCTGGTAGCCACATAGTCGCCTACTATAACGTCATGTACTTGCGTGCCTTTGGCAGCAACAATTCCCAATCCTTCATGTCCCTGCATGTCTAATGGCAGTGGTCCAAACGTGCCCTGCATCATGTCAATGTCACTGCGACACACGCCGGTCATTATGGCTTTGACTAAAATTTCATCGGGTTGTAATTCAGGTAAGGTGTAGTCTGTTTCTACAAACTCACCTTGACCTACGGTGGATAATACTTTAACTTGCTGTGACATTGCTTATTGCTTCGTGAATCCAAAGATCCTGTTTAATATGTTGTTGCCAGAAGTCACTGTTATTTAGATTATCTACGGCACTACGAATCATTATTTCGTATGCACTTTCTGGACAGAGACCTAGTTCAAATTCAAATCTTGCGCCGCCTTCTGCAATAAATGTTAGTCCGATGTCATCTTTATCATTGCTGCGCCAATCTGCAATAAAGAACAACAGTTTGCCGTTATGCTTCATTTCCAATTCCACCCTATCGTCTACATTATAATGACCATTAGGATCAACTTCACCATAGTCACTATCTGCCAAGTCATCGATAGTCCAACGTTGCTTTACAAGTTTTACTTTAGGTACAGATTTGGCAAAGTCCGAAAAGAATCCTGTGTAATAACTTAGCAAGTGAGGTAACAAGTCTCTGCTAACTCCACCATATGCCAGTTTCTTATCAGTAAACCAACTACCTGGTTTGGGTACGCGGTTCCGGTTAATCCATTTAAACAAGATAGTGTCCGCACTTTCAGCAATCTTTTTGTAGTCCACAAACTCATCACGCCACTGATTGTTTTTAACCATCATGAAACGTGTTTTAGGAAATGTAGTTAGCAATGACAGCCATTGTTCTGCGGTAGCAACACCGGGTTTTTCCACAAAAACAATTTTTGTGTAGGGTGCTACCTTTGCTGCCAAATCATAGTGTGTAAAGTTTGGAGTGCAGATATGTACAGTATCAAAAAATGGATGCCGTTCTAATGCACTGTCCACGCTGGCAAAATGTGCTCCGGCATTTTCGTTTGTGTCTACGGTGATTACTTCTGAGCCAATGTTTTTCAATACAGCAAGGTATAGTTGGCCTATACCCATGCCAATAACTAAACTTTTCATTCTTGAGGTTCTACGTTTTCTTCGATTACAGTATTATAGTTGTCTTCGTCTACTAAGTCAATTTTAACGGGACCATGAATTACAATTTCGTCCATTTCGATTTCGTATTCGTGATCTCCATCAAACAACCATGCTTCGCAACAGCGTCCTTCATCATCCTCTAGTTCGCCTTCACAGTAGGCTTCAATTTCTTCTCGTTCTGCATCAGTCCAATCGCCGTCGAAATCAACCCATGTACTGATGCCGTCATCTAGTTCTGCTCCCCAACCGATTGTGGGATCACAACTTACACCATCGTCACTGGTTGCTTCCCACTTACTTACAGGATTGTCTAGTTCTCTAAACCCCTGTCCCCAACGGTAGAGAAATGTTGCTGTAAAACCTCTGGTATCTCCATCTTCTAATTTTTGATAACATTCGATTACAAATTCGATGCTTTTCTTTTCCAAGGGTGTGATTCTGTATAGTTGTGCCATAATTAGTCGTCGAAGTTTACAGTTTCGTGATTATGTTCCCATTGCAATCTGGTGAGCCGTCTTAGTTCATCTTTAATTTGAAGTTTTTGCTTTTTCATATTTGCAAGAGCATGATCTTCATATATACCTGTTTTTTCTAACGCCTCAATTTTACTATCTAATACTCGGTGCATTTCTTCAAGGTGTTTAATACGGGTTTCATACATAGTCGTCTCCTTATTCAAAGTTTGGCATTTTAAGTTGTGTTAAGTCGTTCTGTAATCCTAACTGATACCTGGGCATAGTATTAAATGCTAGGCTATATCTATTTACTTGGCTTTCGTTCATCGAAACAGTGTGCTGTAAATAGCTAGGAAATAAAAGCAGCATAGTATTCTTTACGTTAATATGCATTTCATCTGCAGTGAAAACATTGTTCTCATCATTACGAATCGGTTTCAAACTATATATAGAACTAGTAAAGTTTGGCTTCACAAAACTAATTTGGCTAGCGTCTTCTGGATTGTCATAATAAAATACACCGCTAATAATACTGTTAGGATGTGTATGAAGTTGATGACTTTGATAAGGCTTTTTGGTACTAATCCAACTTTGTGTAATTACAAACTCTCCAGCAAACCCTAACACATTATTCGCCATGTCATTTACATAAGCAGTGAGAGCGGATTTTAATGCCTGACACTTTTCTTGATTTAGATAATAGTTGTCTTTGCTGACATGCCCCCAATTGTCTATCATTAAATGAGGTTCTCGATTGTCTGGATTTTGTAAACATTCAGTTAATGCAGAATCCACAGCATTTTCTTTAACGTACAAAGGTACAGGAAACAGATGTGCAATTTCTGCATGCATAACTGGTGACCTATTAGGGTCACGTTGCTTTGTTTGCGTGTCGTTTTTTTCAAAAATCATTCTTGTTCCAGTGCTTCGAGTTTAGATTCATCCAAGTCACTGTCATCTCTGTGATGTTCTTCCACTTCTTCAGTTTCAAACAAGTTAAAGAACTGTGTTTTACTGTTTACAGTTTTCTTACCAACTGCACCACGTGTGCCGATAATGCTTAACCAATAACGGTTGTAGTGTTCAATCAGTTCTTCAGCACGGCTTCTGTCACTGGTAGCAAAGATATCATCCACAATGTCACGGAAGAAGTTTCTGTCATAAGTCCTGAAAGCCTTTTTGTTGCTGGTAGTTGCTACTAACATTTCGGGATACAGGCCTGCGTCATATTGACGATTGGCTTCCTGTACAGCATACAAGTGAGTCCATACGTTGTGTCCCATTTGTAGTGTGTAACTGAAACTGTCCCAACTTGTACGTCCTTCTTTGCCCAGTTTGTTCAAGTCGCCTGGCGCATAGATACAAACGTCTTTGGCTTTGAGACGTTCACTGATGGGACTTTCCAAGAATGATTCAAATATCCCGTCCTGTAGTATAGTGTCACGTAAAGGACGAAAATCTTTTGCATACTTTTTGTCGTCGATGCTGGGTTGCATCAAGTAACTCCACTTACTGCGGTCCTCTATGGTAACATCATAATAAATCTGTCCGTTGGCGCTGGCAAGGAAAGGACTGGCACAGTCAAAACTGATTGTAAAGTTTTCGTTATGGTACTTTCGGACTGCACGTTGAATGTCTGTAAGTAGAGTTGCCCACTCTAATTTGCTTGTGCCAAGAAAGTGCATCCAATCGTGCAGTCCCGGTTCCAATAATCCATCGAACCTTAACGCAACAATACGGCGTAGTGCAAGGTGTACATCACACATATTCTGCCCACCCATTGCCCAACCTTCAAACGGCTGTGCGTGTTGTTTGGGATCACAGTAATGTTTCATTTGCTCGTACCAGTCATCTGCTTCGGCGTGTGTTTCGCCTTGCAGTACGTTTAAGAACTTACAGTTACCATTGCGGTTCTGCATAAAGTACTCGTTGTTGATGCTAGTGCCCGCCACTGCTTCTGCATATGTGGTAATGCCTGTTGCCTGTTGCCCTGCAGGACTACGAGCGACCCAAGCAGGAATATCAAGGATCATGCCACGATCCATGTAAGCATCCATCCACTCTAATACTTGCTTACGTTTTTTAGCAGCCTGTGGGCAGTTAGGATCTTTCCAGTTGCCTTCCCAGACACCTTTACCAATCTGAAAGCCACCGCTATCGCCCAACACAAATGCGTTTTTACGATTTCGATTACGCACCATGTCATCACGCCCACCAATCTTGTTCAAGTTCAAGTCTGCGTGTCCTGCTGAATACAAACTCCAATGATAGGTAAAGTAGCCTTCATTTTTGTTCATCCAGTTTAAGCCTTCTACTCCATTTTCAAAGTCTTGGGGTACTCGTGCTGGATCAATGTAGTTAGGGTCTAACTGTTGTTTGCTAACATCTCTGCTGTAAAAACTACTGAGCGCAGGTAAGAATACTGCGTAGTCTTTTTGTTTTTGTGTTAAATCGTCTTTAGTTGGCATTTAGTGCGTACCAAGTTTGTTCTTCTGGTGTTAGTTCACATTCTAATTCTTTTATACGATCCTTAATCACGCTGATAGCAGTATAAATGTGTCCACTATCTTCTGGCATAATCTTATTCTTGAGCACACTGATTTCTTGTTGTAAAACTTTCAGCGTGACTAAGGTATCATAATTCATTATTTTGTCTGTGCTGGCAGAATATAGTTATATTCGGCAATGCCACTGTCTACTGTAATCATTGCGGCACCTTCATCACTGATTTTAAATGTCTTATCACCGGGCAAGTTTAAAATGCTGATTACAACTGCTACAGGCCATGCCCACGATTTACTGAGTGTACCGCTGACATCAGTTTGGAACACAAAGTTACCTGCGTGACTGCTATGGTCACCAAAGAAAAACTTCAAGTCCGTGCCTTCTGTACGAGCAGTAAACGTAGTTTCTTCACTGTTGGCCTGTGCCTGAAACTTGAGACGCTGAATACTGGCCACGCTGGGCACAATGTCTACATTCCACTTTACACCTTTAAACTTAACAGTTTTAAGTTTATCAGAAATGATTTCACTAGCCATAAAACGATAGTCGTTTTTAAAGTCTCCTGCTTTGTTTTCAAAGTGTACACCTACTGGAACACTTTCACCATTGCGGTCTTGACGTGCGACTGCAATGCTGGCGTCTTCTCGATATTCTGGAATATTAAGAATAGTGTTTAGTTTGCCCAAGTTAGGCATACCAAACGTGCCAATAAAGTCTGCAACTACTCCTTTGAATTTGGCTTGAACGATAACACTGCGGTCTTCTGCTAGTGCTTCTAATGCCGTTTCACTGTCGCTGCCTACAATTTTTACTAGGTCAATTACACCTAAACCATGTGTGTGTTGTACTATATCTTGTAAGTGATCTTTCATTTGTTCATCCTTAAAATGTTTATTTTTTTCTCTAATACATGAGGTTCATACATCCCAGACATAATATTTTCTGCTGTATCGACTCCAAGTTGTATTGCTAACTGTTTTAATCTTGCTACTTGTTGCTTATTATATACTTTTGTGGGACCTGTGTCAAGATTTTCAAATCCTTGTCTTTTATGAATTGATACCTTAGGCTGACCAATTTTCATTGAAACCATACTTCCTGGTTTTTCTATTTCTACCCAACTATGTTTTTCAATTTCATCACAGTAAAACTCGGTTAAACCGAATCCAATTTCTGAAAATAATTTGTTGAGCGCTTTCTTAGTTACCCACGATCGTTCGCCTTTTTCAGCAAACTGTGCTCCTATAACTTTATCACAGTCATTGAAACTAAAAATCATTTTGCCACCTGGCTTTAATACTTCGAAACAACTTTTTAGATAAATTTCTATTTCGTTTATGAATAGAAAATCAAATACCGCCCAACTAAAAATAAATCCAATTTGATTTTTGGGTAAAGCTGATAAATTATATTCGTTTATTTTTTCCCTTGTCTGTCCATTACGACTACCGATTAAATATGATCTTATCCTTCTACTAAATTGGCGGGTATATTTTAATTTTGTTGCTTCTAAATATTCTGGATGTATGTCTACCAAATATAATGGATCGCAACCCACTAAGTTATCTGTCCAAGTGCCTTCGCCAGGCCCAATCTCTAAACAAGGATATCTCCAGTCTGTTTTAGTTCTAATTTTACTACCTAGTTGTTCTTTAAATTTATCTGACACATTTATAGATCGAAATTGTTTGTCTTCGTGAACACTTTGGGATGGACCTAAAACTTTTTTTCCTTCTAATTCATACCCTAATGTTAGCATGACATTTGATTTATTTTCAATTTCTTCTTCTATATCTTTTAAAAAATTTTCAAATTTTAAAGATGTTAAATGGTCAATTTCTTTAATTTCGTTTTGTAATTCTATCAATCTGTTGTGAGTTAGTGCTACACCTTCCCACAATTTAAATTCATTTATTAAGTTATTTAGAGTCGTAGTTAGTTTGTTGTTAAAATATTCTTCCATCCGCAATTTTAAATCAACTAACTCAGACAACTTCATCTCTTATTTAGATTTTATTCGAAACTAAACAATGTATCAAATGTAGTATTGATATCTGTGTTTTCAGCAATTTGCCATTCCAACACACCCAACAAGTTTTCTACTTTTTGGTCTACAATAGTGGACTCCATTGTGCTGTCGTCAAACGGCAAGTCTTTGAACCATTGCGGGATATGTGTTTCATCTGTGGGATAAGCAACACTGGTGTATTTAAGTGGATTATCTTTGAGTTTGCACACAATCACTTTCATACCGTCAACAATTTGGATACTAAACTTGTCACTGTGCATACGACATAAGTTGTTCCAGTTCATTGCGGCACGAACGTGTCCGGGCATGTTGGCTTTACCTAATCTTTTTTCTTCTGCGGTATACTTGGTCAGGTTGTTAACACGCTTGGGCGTACCTTTTTCCCATGGAGGACGTTCTTGAAACTCATACTTGAATTCACGCACACGTTCGATAATATCTTCTTTGCCGCTGCCTGTTAACACCTTTAATAAGATTTCACTTAAGAAGTCTTGTACAACCTTAGGAGTATCCGAACGCTTCAAGTCCAGGCCCATGGCTTTTACTTCACCAGGGTTGCCTTTGATATCTTTGCGTTTGCCTTCTTTGTCATAGATTAGTGCGGCATAGCGTTTCTTTTTAATAAACAAACCTTTACTAGCCACAATCTCTCTACCGCCTCGGATAATGCTGCCGTTCTCTCTTGGACAGTGAAAGGCACGTTCCATAAATGCTGGGAAACTTTCATTTACTTGGTCAGCAATGTTGTCGTAGACTTGGATAGCAATGTCTTTGTTCCACTGCATACGTCCTGCTTCAACATCTTCTTTTACTATTGGCCAAGCACTGAAATACACAGAGTCAGTGTCGCCATAGATAACACTTTTGCCTACGTGGTCGTACTCGCCAGTGATTGCTTCATTGACAAATGCATCCATGTGCTTGGCAATTACCCTGCCACACAGTGTGGTACTCTGTCCGATCCTGTGGTCGAAAAACCTACAACCCGGATTCAAAATAGCACCATACAAACTGTTCAAGTTAATCTTTTTAACTAACTGTCGCTTGTCCCAGTACTCAATGTCTGCTTCGTTACCTTCTGCAATACAGTCTTTAAGTTTGGCCTGCATCTGTTTACGTTCAGCATACCAACGTTCCAGCAAGCCAGGCACAATACCTTTGCGTTCAATTGTAAAGATAGTGCCATTGGCACTGAGTACCCAGGGCTTGTTGCTGTCAAAGATTAAGCGCCAAACGTCTGCGGCACTGACAACATCACTGGTACCATCCTGTTCCCAATCAATTGTAAGTTCAACTGTGGGATCACCTTTCATGACTGCTTCATATTCAAGACTGCCAAACAGACCTTCCCAAGCACCAGCAAAACTAGTACCTCCAGTCATTTTGTCTTGAATAAACTTTTTAGTCATTACGGGTCGGATCTGTCCGACGATGGTTTCTGGTCCCATGTTGAGCGCTCTAATAGCCGAGGGATAGAGCGAGTTGATGTCAATGGCTCCGATGTATTCGTGGATGCCTGTTTTGGGATAAGCAACATAGGCACCTGCCGCTGTTGTTTCTTCCCCCTCATCTCTGTTCTTTCTGTTAGGTACGACCAGTCCTTGGCTGTGTGCTTCATTGATAATTGCCTGCTCCGTGGTTGCTACTGCGCCCATTGTGGTCTGCAACAATACTGTGTTGTCATGTGCAATGGTGTTAGCCAAGTCTAGAAAGCGGAGTTTCTTGTCCAGTTTTGCTAACAGTCGAGTATCCTGTCTGTTGTATTCAATAAATGTGTCAAAGTCTTTATTGTACAACTGATCCAGTGTGCCTTCATAGGCAGTTTTACGTTCTTCTAGTTCATATTCGCCGATGGCATCCAAACTGTAACTATGGCGTTCTTCATAGGTATACTTGCGATACAGTTGCATATAGTCCATATGTACACGGCCGATTAAGTCAAACGTAATGTTTGTGGCACCAAAGCGTTCAAATTCACGTTGTTTGGGAAACTGTCCCCACAAACAAAGTCTGCGTGTATCGTCTTTGCTGAGCACACGAGTAATGCGTCCCACGGTATAAGGAATGTCGAAGCCTTCACTGTTCCAACCTGACAGGATGTCAGCATCATCAACTAAGTCTAAGAATGTGTTTAATAAGTCTTCTTCTCTGTCAAACAAGAAACAGTCACTATGCCTATTACAAATTTCTTCTGCGGTTTCCCAACTCATCGACTTGGGCGGAATAGCCAGTGTAACTAACTTGTCCATCCAATCCAAGTACACACTGATAGCAGTGATAGCGTTGAATGGATCCTCGGGTTTACTGAATCCACGTTCGGGATCAAAGTCTACCTCAATATCGAAAAATGCTGTCTGTAGTTTTGGGGGTTCTGCGCCAAGAAAGTTTGTGGCCAAGCATCTAAACACTGGCTTGAAGTCGCTTTCCCAAAGACGCTTGCTGCCTTGGATACGCATTTCTTTTTGAAACTCTTTGCCGTTGCGTGTTGTAAACTTGCTTACAGGCGTGCCATAGATAGTACGATACTTGCCCTTGGGATCGTCATAGTAAAACGTATAATCAGCCGCAAACTCTTGATAGCGGCGTTCGCCGTTAACACGTTCTACTACGTGAATCCTGTCACGTTGTTTATCAAATAATGCGTCTACGTATGACATCTTACTTCATTAATAATAACTTAATTAGCCCGGTCATGTCAATGATTGCGAGCAGGGTGTAATTTCCAAAAAGTCCAAAACTACCTCGAGTATAAGCACACCATGCACCTATAACGCAGCCTGTGATAAATGCACAGTACAAAGGTATAAATGGAATATTAGGTACAGTATAAGCGTAAGTTATAGCACAGCCTATACTGATTGCCCACGCAGTCATCTCTAAACAGAAACGAAAAGGATGGCTACTCCAATCCTTTGCGATAAACTGTTGCGTGCCTGACCACCAAGCACCAAATGCTTTGGTCAAAGTGTTTTGCCTACAGTTTCCAAAATAGTGTTTAGTTCGTCGTGGTCGCGATTGGTTTCACCCAATTTAGATTTATGTGCAATCTTTACTGCTTTTTTAAGTGTTGCAGGTTTAATTTCTAATTCTTCT